CAGGGTCTGGCTTGCCACCGCCGGACAATTGGCGACCAAGGTCTTGAACCGTCTTCATGCCCTCTGCCATGAACTGCGCGGCCATAGCATCTAGCTGTACCTGCGCCTGCGGCGGCAACTGCTGCTCTTGCCCTGTCAATCCAAGCTGCTGCATGGCCCGTTCGCGTGACTCAATCTGTACGTGCTGCATGACATGCTTCTGAAGCGCCACCGCTATGGACGGGTTTGCCCCAACAAGAGGTGACCCGGCAAAGACCAAGTGCGCTAAAATGTGCGCCTGATGACTTTGCATTGGGAAGGCCATGAGTCGTACACCATCAAGGGCATCCATGTTCTCTTGCGCCGGGTCTTTCGGAACGGGCTGTACGGATTGCTCGTTCTTCAGATACTTGTCAATATCCCGAACACCCAAAGCCTCATACATGTCACGATACACTTCATACATGTTGTGCATCTGTGGAGCCTGTGCCGCTAACTGCATCTGCGTTTGAGCAAGTGCAATACGCTGCGCTTGTGAGAAAACATTAGGATTCGATACCGGAATCACGTCAATCCGGTCATCAAAATCCTTTGCTTTTACCGCTGCATCAACACCCTCTAATGCATATGGATATACCGGCGGCAAACTCTCGCCCATTACCTTGGCAAGAAGCTTGAACTCTAAACGCATCGCATAATGCAGGCGTTTATGCACCGCACTCATTACACGAGAACCCTGTTCCATAAGGGCGATTGTAGTGCCTACAGCGGCCTGCTGGTTGCCATCCCCGACCTTCATGTCGGTTATGGTGGCAAACCGCCTACCCGCGTCTACAACAAAGCCTAGAAGCTGAAACAGAGTCTGGTCCGGCCCCTTGAACGGCAACGGCATCAAGCTGTCACGAATAGCTCCGCCCGGCGCATCTACGTCCCTGAACTCACCCGGCTGCAGCGGATCGTCATCGTCCCTGATCCGTAGGCCGCGGGCCTTGAAGCCTGCAGGCAAGTTCGACAGCGTACCCGCATCAATCAACTGCCGCAGTGCCGCCGTCGCAGAACGCGACAAGCCACCAATGGTGTGAATCAACCCCAAACCGTAAAAACCAAAGCCCGGCAAGAACTTATAGTGAACAAAATACTGTATTTTCTTCTTGTCGGGGTCATCTTCGCGATAATTACGGCGAATTGACAAAATTTGCCCGTTATCCTGACTAATCGTGACCACATACGGCAGTTTTATGCCTGTTGGCTCCCCGTCCTCGCCCATATCCTCAAATCCTTCCAGATCCAAGTCGGCGTGACACTCCAACAACGTGCAATCATAGTCCACGGACGACGGTTCAATGCCCGTAATCCGGTTCAATTCGTCAGAAAGGTCGTCCATATCCGATTGTTGCGGCAAAACAGGTATATCCCTGTAAAAACCGCCGATCTGACGCTTACGAAGATCGTTCAAGCTCATACGAACAACATGCGTGATGTTCGGGCAAGTCTCTAAATCCGCGGTATCATAGGGAACAACAAGATGCTCTGCAGGAACGAACTTACTAACCGCACGATCCATGCTCTCATCATAGTAAACCTTTTTAAAAGTGCTGCCTGCCAGCGGCAAATAGAACAACATTTGATCAAATTCAGGCGTGTACTCCTCCATCACGTTCGTGATGTAGAAATTCATAAAATCTTTTACGCGCTGAGCCTGATCTGACGTCGCACTGTTCTGCGAACCAACTATCGCAGTCCGCACGGGCCCTCCCGGCGGCAACAACTCGTTGAACGCTTGGGCCTGAAACTGCACAGCAGCTTCCGCCAAAAGGGGATGGGTGACGCCAGAAGCACCTCGAAACGGCTCAGTCCTTTCGGAATAGTTGAACCCAAGTAATTCCAAGCCATCCGCGTATGCATCCTCCCATTCTTGGCGACTCGCCTTGTTTGCGTCGTAGTCCGCGGTCAATTCACTGGCAACAACGCCCAACTCCCGATCATCCATGTTTTCTGCTAGGTTTTCAGAAAAATCTCCGCTGGGCATCTCCGACATAGGGTCAAAATCAACGACTGCGCCGCCCATCTCATCCACTTCAATGTCAATCTCAGAAGCCTCGCCCGACATGTCTAACGTGCCGGGGGCCTCAATCTCAATCTCTGCCAGCAATTCTTCTGTTTCTACTTGCGGATTCTGGTTCTCTACAAGCGAAATGGGCGGTCTAGCCATGATAAACCCTCAAAAATTTATTCACTGTAACATATAAGGTATAAAACCAGCAACGCCGCTATCTAAGTTCCGTGATCCGCGGTTAGAAATCACCGGACCGCCGTCGCGGTACTTCTCCTTGATGTCCAAGGCCCTGTCGTCAAAGACAACATAGTTATATGTGCGCTCATACGGCTCTAAACTACGGCCACGAGAACCAGCGGTGTAGTACCGCGTACCACGGATGCCCGCAAACCGCAGCATCTGAGAAATTTCAGGGTGTTCTCTCGTGACACCTAGCGCACGAGCCATGGAATCAAGAACACCTTGCCCGTCAACGCTGCTCAGTTTGCCCTTTTCAATTACACGGTTCAAATCTTTTTGAACATTTCGCAACATGCCTAAGTCAGGCTTTAAGATAGCGTTCTGCCCTACCGGCTCATCTCGCATAATCGTGTCAACCACATACTTCAGCCGCCGTTGAACGTTCGGATCCATTCTGTCCAGAGTCTCATGGAAATCTAACATCTCAGTGTTAGGGTCAATGTCCATTTCAGCCAACATCACTTTGCCTTGTGATGGGGCCATAAACTCGACAACCACGCCAAACTCACCCGTTTCAGGATGCTCAAATTGTTCCCCCGCCGCGTTTTTGCTGCGCGTAACAACCGAAGTCCCATCCGGGTACATGTACCTGAAAGTGCCCTGCGAAAGATTCACATAGGAATTATCTGGGCCAACAGAATCCGGTAACTCCGTAAACAAGAAATTTTCATTTACGTTTTCTTCCGTCTCCCTAACAAAGAAATACGGAACGCCCTCAATTTCTACAATTTCAGGGTTTATGTACGCTAAAGCCTCGCCCGCCTCTGTGTACTCCCCAGTTTCTCCCATGCTTCTAAAGCCCGCAGCACGTTCCTCTAAAGCAACTGCCGGGTCCGCAACAACATCCGTCACCGCCCCAACGTTGTCCCTGTAATGTGTGCCAATCTCTTCAAGGTCCGACGTGTAAAGACCGTGCCCATACATCTGAGCGCCCTCGCCGGTGTTCACCTTGCTCATGTCAAAGACGTCAAAGTCAGTCCCTGTTCCGTGGTACACGTTCACCGGACGACGGTTCGTGAACCGCGCAAACGGCCCTATGCCGCCGGTAACCAAAGGATCTGTTGATTTTACCGCCGCCTTTAAAGCATTATCCGACAAATCGTCCGTAATCATAACAAGCTCATCGTCCTGCATACGAACGGTGCGGTCAGTCAGATCGTTCCGCGGTTTTGTGCGGCGCTGGGATGGCGGGACGCTTAACAAAATTGGGTTTTCAAATGTATCCTCAACTACCCGCGCTTCTGCCTCTCCAAAAACAGTGTAGTATGTCTTCTCGCCCTCATACTCCGATAAGAAACTCACCGGGCCATACCGCGGCGTCATGTCTTGAGGGTTAGAGCCAACCATCATTTGCGGCTCATAATCTTGAATGGCATGTTGTATTTCGTGCAAAAGGCTCTTTTGAAAATTCCGCAAATTTTCTGTGGGCTTAACCAAGATAAGACCCCTGCCGTCCTCTCTGAGAGTATACGACGCAGCAGCTTTCCCACCTAAAATATCGTCGGACATCCGGCCCACTTCTATATTTTCAAGAAATGGGTACTCATAAAACAATTCTGGATAATCCAAAATTTCCGACAAGGTTACTGTTTTTGCCCCACCAAGGGTCTGAACACCAACTTCCCTGCCCGCATTATCGAAAACAGGGTTGTAAAGCGGTGCGCCTATATCTAAGCCTGTTCTACCGTAGCTAAAATCTTGAAAATGATTTGGTAACAGTTCGGCGTCTTCAATTCCCTGTATCTGAAAACGAAATCCTTTATCAACATCCCCCGCAAAAGCAGGGTCTATCTCTGCACCAAGCTGTTCATATGAATCTTCTTTTGAAACGTTATTTGCTATGTCGTCAAGAAGCATGCGTTTACGCATTTCACCGCTGGTGGCAAGGGCCCCGCCGATGTTTTCGACTACTGAAGTGTCAGGAGCGTCTCCTACCACCTCTGGGGGCACAAATATTTGCTGACCGTCGGGTGTAACAGCTACAATCTGTCCGTCCGCCCTTTGAAAGGCGTTGGTTATCTTACGACCAATAAAATTAGCTACTTTCATTGTAGCCATTTCGCCTAACGCAGCTAGGGAACTAACCAAAGCAGCGTCATCACGAATGGTCTGCAACTCTTCAGTTGGTGCTTTGCCAAAAAATCTTTCTTCTAAAGCCTCTGAGCCCGCAACACTTTCCAATTTTTTAGCAGGGTCGTCCAACAAAGCCAGAGATGACAAAAACGGACTGCCCGCAACTACTTTTCCCGCATAGTTGCCGGGTGCAGATTCAGCAGCAGATTTTGCGCCACCTGTAATAAAGGACATGAAGTCAACAATGCCGCCGGGGGCGTCAGCAACGATACCCCTGAAAAGACCTATGCCCGTTTCGCGATCCGCGCCGGGTTGGTTTACATCAAATCCACGAAGTTGCGGTCTTTCAGCCATAATACGAGCGTACCTGAGTATAGTTGTCCTCGTCTATGTCCCAATCGTCCGTAGGTAACGACACGAAATTGCCCTGACGATAACGCATCAGAGCTTGGGTCATACTATCAACAAGGTCATCATACTCACCATTGGGGAAAGCCGCAACTTCCTCAATAAGCTCGTCCGCAAATGTCTCATCAGGCGCATACACCATCCCCGCCTCAAACAAAGGAGATACAGAATGGACACGCGACACCTTATCGTTGCCGCGAGATGGCGTAAAATTCACAACAGGAATGCCCATGTTGCGTAGTTCGTGTGTCAAAGGGGTCCCTGACGCCTTTGCTTCCACGATTACAGTATCAGGTTCCCAAAACTGATAGCTTTC